GGTGTTCGCGCCTACGACAAGTCCGGGCTACTGGTTCAAAACGCAAGCGACCTTCAATTCCTATCTGACTTCTTGCTACAGAGATTCAAAGAGCCACAATACCGATTCGAAACCGTGACCGTATCGCTAGACAACATTTCGACCGAGCAACAGAACCTAGTTCTAGACTTAGAAATCGGCGACATTGTTCAAGTCAAGTTCTTACCTTCTGAAGTTCCCCCGGCTATCGAGCAGTATTGTCGGGTAATCGGTATAAACAATAGCTGGGATACCAATAGCAAGAACATTACCTTCAGCTTGGAGCGCCTAGACTTCGCAATCTTTATCCTAGATGACGCAGTTTTGGGTGTCCTAGACGACGACCGCCTTGCTTACGAGTAAAATAGAAGAAAGACATAAGGAAAATAATGCCTAGAAAAACCTTTACCGCTGGAGAAGTCCTAGCTGCCGCAGACGTAAATCTATACCTGAGCAACGAAGTAAATCTTGCCACTAGCACCGCAACCGCCTATACCGTTCTTCCGGCTGACCGCTACGAAACTTTAGTCTTCACCGCAGCTTCAGCCGTGACCGTGACTATTGGAACCGCCACCGCTTTCCAGCCGGGCGAAAGAATCGACATTCTCCAAGACGGAGCTGGAACCGTGACAATCACCCGCGACGGAACCGCCACTACTATAAATGGTCGAGGAACCGCAGGAACCGCTTACGCAATCGGTACTCGCTATGACGCTGTTTCTGTTGTCTGTGTTGCTGCTAACTCTTACCGCATTATTGGTAACGCAACGGCGGTCTAATGACTCTCTCAGCGTTAGGTATTTTTAGTGCTGCTGGGGCTGGTGGGGTTCTTGGCCCTATCGCTGGTTATTTTGGCGGTGGTAATACAGGCTCATTTGTTACAACAGTGGATAAGTTTGCCTTTACGTCTGACACTCGCACCACTTTAGGTACAGGGTTATCACAAATCACCGATAGCGGGGCTGCTATGGCTAACAGCGGAGTCGCTGGTTATTTTGGTGGTGGAAGCAATAGCACTTCTAATATCAACTCAATAGACAAGTTTGCTTATCCCTCTGATACAAGAAGCACTATTAGCTCAGCTTTCTCAGAAGCCAGCCGTGGTCTTTCTGCTTTTGCTAATTCAGCAGTTGCTGGATACTTCTTGGGTGGTTTTGGAAATAGCTCTCGACTTACTAGGGTGGATAAGTTCGCGTTTCCAGCGGATACAAGAACTACTTTAGGAACAGGCATTAGCGAAACTGTGATTGCTTCTGGGGCTATGGCAAACTCTGGGGTCGCTGGATACTACGCGGGTGGAGATAATGGTGCTGGACTTACAGCTACCATAAACAAGTTTGCTTTTCCCGGAGATACTAGGACATCTTTAGGAACTGGCCTAACTTCGGCTATTTCTAACTTAGCTGGAATGTCTAACCAAGGGGTCGCTGGGTATTTTGCTGGCGGAAACGACGTCGGCGGAAATAGGCAAACAAGAGTGGATAAGTTTGCTTTTCCCTCAGACACTCGTTCAACACTTGCGACAGGTTTATCCGTAGCAACTCGTCAGCTAGCAGGTATGTCAAACGCTCTTGTAGCTGGTTATGTTGGTGGAGGAGAGACATCATCTTCATTAGTCACAACCGTTAATAAGTTTGCTTTTCCTTCTGATACTCGTAGTACATTAGCTACTGGATTATCTTCGGCAAGAAACCTCTTGTCGGCTAATGCGGATAGCGGAATCCTCTAATGTTTGATGAAATTAACAAGGCAATAGCTGAGATACAGCAACCACGCTCACGCTTTGAGATTGAGCGTTTTGTTTTAGGACAACACGCAACGCCTGAGATGAAGTATTACCAAACTGTCATTGAGCTACAAGATATGATTTACAAATACAAGCTGGCAGAAATCGCGGTCAAAAAGACCGAAGCTAAAATAGTCAAACTCCGTTCGACTGGCGACGAAATAGATGAGCTGAAGGCGCAAGAAAAGGAACTTGGTTTAAGTCAAACTAGATTTACAATGATTGGAGCTGAAAGGGAACTAGCTCACCTAGTAGATATCTGGAACAGCTTTGAACACAAATTTACTCGCGAAGAAATAGAAATTGCGCAACCTGATTACTGGCAGGCAAGACTAACCAACAATGCCAAGGCTATGCTTATGGGCGGTCAATCGGTGAACGCCGCTCATATTGAAGCTATGGAGCAAGCAGGTGTCTTGGATAACTTTGTCGCTGAAGTAGAAAAAACAAAGAAGGAACTATCGTGAATTACGCGACTTGGAAACTAAACTTTACAAACCCAAAATACGGAACTGGCCCAGAAGACAAAATCGCAGAGCTTGGCTATGGTGCTACTGGTGCTTGGGTCGCCGGGCAAGCTGAGGATAACGGAACTATCCTTGGTTATGTCACAGAGCCACAAGACGAGTCACAGCTAACAGCCTGGAACTTTACAAACATCACTGAGGCTGAGGCTCTAGCCTTTTGTCTAGCAATAAACTCAAACGCTTACCTATTGCCTGACGGCAGATTTACTGCACCGCTAGAAAAAACCACTATCTAATGGCTGAGGAAACAACTGGGGTACGCATTACCCAGCAAGCAATTTACGCCAAGCAACTTGAGCATGGGGAAACTCTTGTCAAGATTCTAGAGAAGCTGGACCACTTAGACCAGGTTCCAAACCGTCTTCGGGAAGTAGAACTAACGCTTGCGCGGTTAGCGTGGATTGAGAAGATTGCCTACACCGGACTAGCCGCGGGAATCACCGGACTAGCTTCGGCTCTATTTTCGCTCATTGTAAAATAGAACTATGCGTTTTCCTTTTGATAAGCCAATGCCTAGAATCTCTTCGCCTTATGGCTGGAGAATTCACCCAATAGACAAGGTTCGTCGCCACCATAACGGGGTTGATTACGCAGTCGAAATTGGTCGTCCGGTTCGAGCTATCGCTAACGGAAAAGTAATCTACGCCGGGCCTTCAAGTATCAAGTTTCCTAACGGTGAACCTGCCGGGGCTGGATACATTGTTCGACTTAGCCACAAGATAAACGGGGAATGGATTACTTCGTCTTACTACCATTTGAAAAAGGGTTCTATCAAAGACGCAGAAATAAAAGTGGGGGACTTAGTTATCGAAGGTGAGAAATTAGGCGAATCTGGAAACACCGGAGAATCTACCGGGCCACACCTTCACTTCGAGATTCAGCGCGGTAAGCGATATATCTACACAAACAACGGAACTCGCTTCACGGAACCGACTAGCTACATAAAAACCCAAATAGCTCTAGACAAACTAAAGTGAAAATCTTTGACGCTCTAATGCTTCTTCGGGAACAAGAAGGCGAAAACACAACTGGCCCGTCTTGGAAGTATCGCCGGAAGCTAATCTATGGTGGCTATCGCTTGGGCTTCGTTATGATTATCTTCGGAATGGGAACCTTCTTTTTTGACAAGGAAGTATCCGTCCAGCTTGTAATTGGCGGGGTAGCTCTTATCTCGATTATTCTTACCGCGTACACCGCGTCTGCTACCTTTGAAGACGTGAACCTCTACAAGAAAGAAGAAGAATAATGTTCAACCTAGCTCCGCACACCCGCAAATGGATTTATGGAATTGTCGCCGCAACCGTCCCGCTACTGATTAGCTTGGGAACAATCACTACCGAACTAGGCGCGCAGATTCTAAACGTCGCCGCAGCTCTACTAGCAATCGGTGGTTCGGCCCTAGCGATTACTTACGTCCCCGACGAAGAGTAACGCTCCGCTTCAGTAGTGCCTCCCCAAATCCCCGCAACCCGGGTGGACTTGGCATAGTCCCGGCATTGTACCCTAACCGGGCAATTCTGGCAGATACCTTTGGCTATTTCTTCTACCAATTTCTGGCTGATTTGGCTTGCTTCTTGGGCAAAGAACACGTCGGGCAGTTCTTCGCACTCGACGGAACCGACCTTCCTAATCGCTTCGTGAAGTTCTAGGTAATTGCGCTCAATTCCCAATAATTGTCGTAGGGTAGTCATAGTCTGACCTTATCGGAAAGTTAGACCGAAAATAGCACGAAAGGAAAAAATGATTAGCAAGCTAGAACTAAAGGAATTAGGGGACGCAGTATTCTTAGGCGACTTCGAATCTGGTTCCCCTGAGTGGCACGAACTAAGAAACGAAGACGCAGCCGTGGGTGGTTCCGATATCGGAGCAATCGCCGGACTTTCTCCGTGGGAATCTCAGATAACGAAATGGGCAAAGAAGACTAAACAAATCGCGGACGACATAGAACCAAATATGTCTATGCGTCTAGGCAACAAGTTAGAAACTCCAATCCTAGAAATCTTCGCTGAAGAACACCCGGACTACGAAATCTTCACCACCGGAACTTGGGCGCATAAAGAATTCAGTTGGCAACGAGCTAACCCGGACGCGCTCTATCGCAAGCCGGACGGAACTTGGGGCATTATCGAAGTCAAGTTCTCGCGCGATTACTGGAGCGAAGTTCCGCAACACTACCGGGCGCAGGTTCTTTGGTATATGAACGTCTTCGCAATTCAAGAAGCGGTTCTTGTTGCTTTAGCAGGTTCCAGCTATCAGGAATTCGAAGTCGAGTGGGATTCATTCGAAGCGACTTCCCTAATCGCTGCCGCTTACCGCTTCAGGGAATCAGTTCTAAACAACAAAATGCCGGACTGGGACGGAAGCAATTCAACCTTCGAAACTATCCGGGCTATGAATCCTAAAATCGAAGACGGAGAAGAACACTTAGACGAACTAGGCGTTCACTACTTTATTGCTCTAAGTCAATTCGAAGAAGCAGAAAAGAAACTTACCGAACTGAAGAGTCGAGTCCTATCGGCTATGGGCGGAAAGAAAAAGGGAATCGTCTACGGCGAACACGCGATTAGCTTGCGCGCCCGGGGAATGGGAAACCCTTACTTACATCACGAGAAAGGAAAAAAGTAAATGGCACAATTCAATCTAAACGAGTACGAAACAGTCGAGGAAAGACACGCAAGGGCAATAGCGGAGTATCCAGATATCAGGTGCGTAATTGTCAATCACACCACACCGCAAGACCGCGCTGTTGGAACTTGGGTTGTCGAAGCTAGGGTTTATCTAAATGCTGAAGACCAAGAGCGCGAACTACCAAAAGCTACTGAATGGGCTTTTGAAGTAGACGGCGTTGGAATGGCTAACAAAACTTCCGCGCTAGAAAACGCGTGTACCTCCGCTCTTGGTAGAAGTCTTAGGTGGGCATTAGGCGGTTCCAAAGGCCCGTCGAAACAAGAAATGGAAAAGGTTGCTCGCGGACAGACTCCAAAACTTCCAGTTCGCGCGTGGCTTTACGAAGCTGGCGAACTAACTAGTGCTAAAGATATCGACAAGTTGCGACTGCTCTATTCCGAAGCGAAGACTGCTAAGGCCGACGCTGGGATTCTCGAAGCCATAAAGACTATGGCGGAAAGGTTGGCCTAATGGAAACCCCCGGTCAAATCGTCGAAGAGCTTCAACGGATAAGCAAGGAAATGGAAAAAGGTGCTTCGGCTCTCTATGACGCAGAAGTGAAACTAGCGGACGCTGAGGCAACTTATGACAAGTCCGTTTCTCTATCCTTCTTGAATAGTCAAGGGACGGTAGCAGACCGTCAAGCCGTGGCAAAACTCCAAGCGGTAGACGAAAAGCTAAAGGCAGACCTAGCCCGGGCGGAGTTCAATCGGGTAAAAATGAAGATGAAAGTCCTATCCGATACGGCCACAATGACCGCCGTTATTAGCCGTAATGTAGAACTCCAATGGCGGAGCTAGACTAATGGGCGGGAGAGTGGCGGCTTATGAAGATACGGGAAAAGTGTTCTTGTGGCGCAAGTTTTCAAGCGTCCGGGGACGAAGCTACTCAGCTTTACAAGAATTGGATTCGTCGTCATTCGTGCCCGGCTCCAACCCAAGAAGAGATTCTCAATTTCAGAGATACGGACAGCTCTTCAACAATCGGATTCTCCGCAGACTATTCCGGGACGGGCTTAGACCTACCCGCGAAGAAATATGACCCGTGGGAAGATGAATAAAAAAGAGTTTCAAAAATACTTAGACCGAGATAAGGCTTGTCCTTGTTGCGGTTCAACTGGGCCAGAACTTATTCCGCAACACCGAGCTAATCGCGGAATGGGTGGAAGCAAAGAACGGAATCGTCCGTCGAACATAATTGCTTTTTGTTCTTACTCAAATGGGCTAATGGAATCGCAATCAGGCTTCGCAGCCAAGGCACGAACTCTAGGTTGGAAACTCTACTCACATCAAGACCCGGCAGAAACTCCGGTGCGCCTCTGGGACGGCTGGCACTTGCTAGACGATAATTTTGGAAAGGTTCCAACGAACCAACCAGACTGAAAGGAAAAAATGGCTGGATACGAACCACGCTTTGACGTGGACTTTACACGGGGACGAATCGGGGAAGAGCTTGTCGAAACTTTTTTGGCTGACCTAATCGGCAAGAAGATAGAAGTCAAAACTGATTATCGAGTAAACGAAACGGGAAACGTCTACGTTGAAACGTGGCAGTATTCGGAACCGGACGCTTCGGATAAGAAGCAATCGGGCATAAACGTAAGTGAAGCTGAATACTATTGCTTTGGCTCACCGCTCGGGGAAGGATTCGTAATGGTCAAAACCAGCGTCCTAAAGCAATTCATAAGCAACACGAACCCCCGAGAAGCTAGACAACCAATTGCGTCAAAGGCAACCAAGGCTTCAATCGGCCGACTGATTCCGCTGGCTGATTTGTTGGCTAGTATCGGACTAGCTAAGAAAGGGAACTAATGCCGCTGATTCGGGGACACCACTCATTCGACGACCACTTCACGCAGATACCGAACGATTGGTTGCGCGACTCTAGAATCTCGCTCGGAGCTAAAGGACTTCTAGCCCAGCTTCTTTCTCACGCTCCGGGTTGGAGAATCAGTCAAGAAAACCTAGCCTTCGCTAATGGAGTTGGACGCGACGCAATCCGGACGCTGATAAACGAACTGCTCGAAGCTGGGTATCTAATGCGCTCCGAAGACCGGGAGAGAAACGAAAAAGGTTATCTGGGCGGATACACCTACACAACCCAAGACCCGTCGGGCGAACCTACGTTGGATAAGCCTACGCAGGACAATCCGCTACATAAGAACAACATCTTAAAGAAGAACAACTTAAAGAATAACGAGAGAATATATAGCGATTCAGAATTTGATTCTTTCTGGGAAAGCTATCCGAAGAAGGTAGACAAGGGCGCAGCTCTACGGGCATTCAGACGGGCAATCAAGAATCAAGACCCAGCCGTTGTAATCGCTGGAGCTAAGGCTTACGCTGAAGACCCGAATCTACCCGAGAAGCAATTCATAAAGAACCCGGCTACGTGGTTGAATGCTGAAGCTTGGGCGAATGGGCCACTACCGAAACGCAAGACAACAGACTCTAAGGCTTTGGAAGAATGGGCAAATGACTAAGAACGAACTCAAAGAGCTAATGGAATACCTAAGCGCAATCGACAACCGACAACTGACCGCTGAGAAACTTCAGGTTTGGTTTGACCTAATCGGCTACCTAGATTTCGCCGAAGCTAAGACTGCGGTAATCGAAGCGCAGCGGGACAGCTCGATTAGCTACGTAGAAGCCAAGCACGTAATCGCGCATTCGCTCCGAATCAAGGAGAAAAGAAAGGCCGAACAAACCCGAGCGACTTCGTACACCGAAGAACGCAAGGGAACCCCGCAACCGAAATGCGCTCACGGAATCGGACTTCTGACCTGCGACCCGTGTTGTCGGAACGCCGCTATTCAAGCCGGACTAATCAAGGGCTGATACTCTAATGCGGTGGAAGAGAATGAAGCGATATGTAACCGTTGCGGGCATATTTGGCGCGTCAAAATGGACGAACCTAAGACGGGCGTCCCGTGCGCCGATTGTCGAATGGGCCAGTCGCTCATTGTCAA